ATGACCAAGCAAAACAAGAATCGCAAAGGCCAGGCAACGCTGGAGGAGATCGTTCAATCAGGCAGCCAACTTATTCTGATGCATGACGATGGGACTGAACAGCCAATCGAGGAGATACTGCAGGATGATCCCACGACTAAAGAAGTCCACTACAAGAGCTGGTGGAACCAGTTCCGAGGCCCTTGGCTGCAGTCGGAGAAGATGACCGAGGATGAGATCAAAACCAGGGCTGATGATGCCTGGGAATGTGGAGACTACAAGGAGATGATCAACCTGATGGCTGAGTTGATCTGCCGGCTCGAAAAGAAGAGATAATCGGTAACTAAGCTAATCACTAACCCGGTTCTGCCGGGTTTCTCTCTTGGGCATCATTTAGCGAGGGCAAGCAGCTTATAGAACGGGTCAGTGGCGGTATAGACTTGGCTGATCCCGATAAGGACGGTTACCAGATTTCCTTCAATCATGACATCGGCTATATAGAGGAAGGCATCGCACTGGTTGGTCAGGAAGATATGCGGCAATTCCTGATACTCCTTATCCAAAACGTGAGTGATGATCTTATCTTCAGTCAGCTTTGCAGGGCTTGCTTGGCTATTATCGCCCACTCCCTTATCCTGATCCTGTATCTCGTATTGAAGCTTAGTGAGTGACAAGAGGCCATTCTGCAGGTGTTCGGTGCCGATAGCTTCATTGGCGATTTTACTTCCGGTTACCACTCCATCCAGGATGTGATTACCATAGATGCAATCGTTCTGCAGGCCCCTGGCATCGAGCTTACCGATGCTGCAAGTCTTGCCACTGAACTGGCCTTGAGTGTTGCCGATGTTATCCCAGATCTCATAGAAGCCGCAGTCTGCTTCATCTTCGATGGCTATCTCGTAATAGCCAGAATTGGGAGTGGTTTCAATCAGATGCTTGCCTTCTGCCCAAAATTGACCGGGCCTGAGAAGTCGGATATCGACTCCCGATTGAGGCTTCCGTTCTGTACCTTCCATAGTATAGTAGCCGATGGCGAACTTGTACATTTTTGCTCCTTGGAGTGTTAGTTGTTTGCGATCACCGTTTCGTCAAAGTCGGTGATAATGATGATGCCGAAGTCGATGTAACCGGGTGAACCGATGTATCTCGATTCCAGACTGAACTTGACCTTGGTAGGATACTCGTGCAGATCGTCCGGACATTTAGGCAGTTGGGAGATGGTGACCGGGAACTGACTGCTGATGCTGTTATAGGCAGTATACTCGAGATAGAGCCGACCAGAGCTCAAGAGGAAGCTCATCAGGCTATAGTATTCTGTAGGTTCGAGTACTGCTTCCAGATCGAAGGAATCTTCCCGATAAGCTTCTCTGCGGTGGATGATAGTGGGATCGTAAGCGTTCTTTTTCTCGATGCGATACTTCTGAGAGGGATCATACTCAACCTGCCCATTAAGACAAAGGAAGTAATAGATGCCGTCATCAGCCCAGCGGATGAGTTTGAAACCCTTTATATTAGCCATGCCTTCACCTTGTATTCATCTTCTATGTAGTTCCGCTCCAATTCGATAATCGCATAGATCTTATTCTGGATGCGTATCTTGAACTGGAGAGAGAGGTTGTATTTGGAGAGACTATCAATGGTAGTATCACAACTCCACTTGGAATCATGAAAGTCTATCAGGAAGTCTTTGATCTTGCCCTGGAGTTGGATTGTATCCCCTGCCAGAATATCCAGAGAGGCTATCTCAGGCTTCTCAGGATTGCCCCGCTTGGTAACGAAGTCGACTATGTCATCTTCATCAATGTCTATAACGGCACTGGCATAGGCATCCTTGTTCTTGAGGATGATCTGTCCTGCTTGATTGGAATATATGGTGGCATTGTAAAGCATCAACATCGCTTGCAGAGCTTTGATGTTATCGGTCTGATCATCGTTATAGTTTTCATAGGCCTTGCCCGGGAACAGCTTTGCCGGGAAGAGATTGCCATGAAAGTGAGCTTCGATCCAGTGGTTAACATACTGGCTGCTGCCATAGCTGCGACCATCGATAGAGCCCACTGAGACCAGGCCATTGTAGAGGTTAGTCTCGGAGATGCCATTCTCAAGGTAGAAGCCAATGAACTCATTGGTAGCGTTCTCGAGGGAAGCCAGGTCTTCCACCCAATCGGTCTTCTCTTCATACTCGATCACTACCGGGCAGATGTTGTTGAAGAACTTGTAGATGCGTCCCCGATAGCGGCCTTGATACCTTGTAGTGGCAGGGCTGGGATAGGTAGCCTTGATTACCTTCTTATAGGCAAAGACGAAGCTCATGCGGTTAGCTATGGTATCGATCAAATAGCCCCAGAAAGGACCCGGCCATCCTGAGTTGTCATAGCTGTAAGTCCAGCCTCCAGTGGGATTAGGAAATTCTATCAGATCGTCAAAGTCAATGTGGGCAATAGTCATGGCATTACCGGAACTGATGTTCAAGGTCGGCAAGTTGAACTGGTTACTGTAGGGGATGTTGATGGGTATTCTTTGCTCGATGTCTTGAATAAAGTAGCCCAAAACCCATATCGGCAGATAGCCGGAGGTAAGCGAATAATAGTGAGTGAGATCGGAGAACAATGAGAGCAGTTTTATCTTATCGTAACACGTAATCTTGAGCACTCCGGAGGAGACATCAAAGGATAGCTGCGAGGTGTCTATTATGCCTGTAAAGAACAAGGAGTTATCCCTATAGACCTTGACCTCGAAATGGGACACATAACGCTCATGCTCATTGCTCCCACTGAGGATGTTGTCCTGTATCCAGGTAGTGGGAAAGCACTCGAAGACCAGTCGCTTGGGTTCTCTGGTATAGTTCGAGACCGACTGCAGCTTATCGGCTGAGATGCTCAAGCCGATGATTGCTCTATTGGTAGTGGTGTCAATCAGGCTGTGCTTGACTTGGTTATAGTCTGCGGCATCGGTCTTGCCTTGGATGAAGTCAATCTTGAAGAGGTTGGGCATCAGATCTCACTCCGGATCATCTTGCCGGTATCGGCTATCTCACTAACCTTGACCGGATCGTTGGAGAGGGGATCGACGTTGACCTCGATGATGGGCTTGGAGTCCATCACTGTTTGCTTGAGTGATACGATCTCGTCTTTCAGTGCGGCAATCAGGTCGATCAGGATATTCATACCGCCTCCGGAAGAGATAGTGCCACCAGCGGCATAATTTGAGCCCACGTTACTGGGAATAGGCACTGAGGGAACAGGCATAGAAGCAAAAGCCAACTTTACCTGATCCAGAGGTGCGAAGTTGAGGAAGTCAAACAGGCTCTTGCCCAGTGCTTTGACTCGATCTTTAGCAGTGACGTATTCGTCACCTTCTGCTTCAATCAGGATGCCACCTTGACCATGGGAAGGTCCTGTCAGGAGACCACCGGTAGCTTTCTTCTCAAACTTGGTGGCACTGATCCGAGCGATATTGGCTATTCCGGCAGCCATCGCAGCCGCTGCAGCCGCCACTGCCAGTCCGGGACCTACTACGGGGATGCCCACCATCGACTTATAGGCTCCGATAGCGGCTGAGAAGGTGTCCACATAGCCCTGAGCCATAGCCGAGGCTTTCCAGAGCTTGAAGCCCCGCTCGGTGTCTTTATCCTGAGCAGATGCCAGATCACCGAAGATCTTGGAGATGCCACTGGCTACCTGAAGCTGGTGATTGGTTCTGAGGGTATTCAGGGTCTCCTGCTTCTGTCGTTCGATCTCCACTTCAGTATAACCAGCTTCCAGGAGCTTGGCTTTCATCTTCTCATAGTACTTATCCACTTCCAGAAGCTGCTTGCTGTAGCTGTCTCCGATGTTATCGAGATCACGAGAGTAGAACTCGTCCCGGATATCCTGCAGTTCCTGCAGTTTGGCTCTCTCTTCATCCTGACGTTCCTGGAGCAGTTTTACGTGCCGGGCATTGACCTCGGCAATCTGAGCCTGGATAAGCTGCTGTTCCTTCTCCGGAAGATTCTGCTGAGCCCAAGCATAATACTCTTCCATGCTTGCCTTGAGAGCGACATAGGAGTTGACTCCCAGGTTCTCTAAGTTGGAGAAGTAGTCAATCTCAGCCTTGTATCTGGCTTGGACAGCTTCTTTCTCTTTATCGGTTATCTGCTGATCCTGCTCGGTCTTCCAGCTATCCAGGTTCTCGATGGCCTGTTGTTCAGCTTCACTGCCATCTTGAGTGAACTCCCTTATCAGGGCCAGCCTTCTCTGGTATTCTGCTGCTATCCGCTCGGTCTCAGTCTGTCTTAATCGGGTAAGCTCTTCCATCAAGCGTAACGCTTCCCTGCGTCTGGCTTCTGCTTCGGATGCGGCAGGATTAGGTGCAGGACTTGATGAACCACCTCCTGATCCACCTCCGGGATTGAAACTCAAGTCAGGAGCATCCAACATGGCCTGTCTATATGCTGATCCTATCTGCTGCAAATCGTTCTTGGCAGCTTGGAGTTGTCCAGTCAAGGCACCGAACTGGTTCAAGCGTCTTTCCAGCTTAAGCCACTCACCATCATTACCGAAGTAGGAGGCAGGATTGAAACCCATGGCATTGCGGTCACTGGTTAGGAAGTCCCAGTCCACTGAGTTCATCAACTGCTGTCTGCGGGCTCTTACCTGATCAACCTCAGCCCGCTGTGAATCAATCTCGATCTGCAGTTCGGCTACCTTCCTGATCTGAGCATTGTACTTCTCTCCATAGACTTCAGCTATCTGCTTCTGCACCAAAGCATCGGAAGCGTTACGCAAGGCAGTAGCCAGGTTATTGTAGGATGATGTCTCCAGGTCGATGTTACCTATGTACTCAGAGTAGTTTTCATTGAGTGACCTGATGATATTCTTCATCTCTGTCTTATCAGCAGTGGCAAGGGTTGTTGCCGAGCGTAACTCCAGCAAACGGGATGCCAATAGACTGAACTTCTCTGCTTCCACCGATACCTGTTTCTGAGCTTCTTTGATCTCATCGTTCATAGAACGCTGTGCCGTAGTAACCGTATCAGTCTTGACCGAGGCTGCTGCCAGTCCCAGTCCCAAGGCAGATAAGGCACCTATGGCAATACCGATAATCCCTGCCACCGGGTTTATGGCTACCTGCAGAGCATGATAGGCAGCAGTTAAGGCAGTGATGGTAGTGGTAATAGTTCCGATCAAGGGAATCGCTACTACTATCCCTGCAACGAAGCCCTGCATTACCGGAGATAAGCTCTGATAGGCATCCATCAGCCACCTAAGTCCCTGAAGCAAGGGATTGATCAAGACAGTCAGCATATCACCCACCGTCTCCTGGATATCTCCCCAGGCATTGGCATTCTGCAGACGCAAATCAGCCAGAGCTATAGCTGTGCCACCATAGTCCTCTCCCAACTTCTCAACCAGGTAGGATACACCCTCGGTCTTGAGCCGGGTATCATCCAGTTCAATCCCATAGCGACCTAACATCTCGGTATGACCATTCAGAGCTCGACCCATCAGATCAAAGGCAGACTCCACGCTCATCCCGGTGGCTTTATTGGCTTCGGTAAAGTCCAATAGCAAAGGCACAAGCTGTTGTATCTCATCCTTGTTAAGCTTGAAGGTCTGCGAGAGCTTGGACATTAAAGCCAGCAACTGATCATCTTCGAAGTTGGTCAAAGATTGCATGGCTGAGGCAAACTCTCCCATCTCAGCCGCAGCTTCTCCAAACGATATCTTCGCCAAGGTAACCGCTTGTCTCTGAGCCAGCGATGCATCCAGCAGTCCATTCATCGAACGCACCAGACCACCGACTACCTGGATCACTCCATCGACAGCAATCTTCACATCACGAATGGTAGCCAGAGCTTCTTCTGCAGATATCTTAACCGCAGCAGGTTTCTCCACCACAGACTGGGTGGACTCCGCCTCCTGCTTGACTTCGGCAAGCTTCACATTGGCATCGTCAGTGACGAGTATGAGTTTGAAAGTTAGGTCAGGCATGCTGCAACCTCTTTTTTGGGGTTTTTATTAGAAATGTCTTGACAATCGACATTTTTGCTCGTATGAGAGGATATCTTTTATAAGGATAAGGGAGGTTCCAATGGAAATGGAATCACAAAAAATAATGATGGAAAATCTGCCAGCTATGCTGGAATCCTTGAACATAGCATCAAATGATGATTTGCAAAATTCTCTAATATTCAACATCGAATTGATAAGAGTTTTTGTTAAGCACCATAAAGACGGTGAGCTGATATCTAAGCTTGCTAAGGAAATCACAGAACTGTATAAAAAGGCTAGGCAGAATCCCAATAGAATGGGTATCAGTACTTCTCAATTAGAATGGTTATCGAAACTTGATGCACTTTTCCATTCTGCGGCTCTGGAGAGAATAAACAACTTCAACTTCTATAATTCCTAATCAACAGCTCAGTCTCAGTCTGGAATGCACCTGAGACGGTGTATTGCGCTTCGACTTCATCTATGATGAAGCATTGATAGAGTGTGCGGATGTAAGGGTCGTTATTGTAGGATAACAGGAACTTCCCCTTGATGTTCTTCAGTGCGGCTGCAAGCTCTTCATGCTTGGTGAAAGCATCAGCGTCTTCTCTGTCGTATAGATGCTCCTTTGTATAGTATGGGGGGTCTAAGTAGAAGAAGGTGTTGGGTGTGTCAAAGCGGGTAATGATCTTCTCAAAGTCCTGCTTTTCAATGATCACCTGTTTGAGCCGATCCGAGGCTGCTTTCACCTTTTCGAGGTTTCGTAGTGGCATATATTTGTAGCCCTGCATGATGCAGAAGTTTTTGCTTCTTGAGCCGTAGCTGCAGGATAATTGGAAGTAGAATCGGATAGCCCGTTCAAGCTCGGTTTTGGGCTCATGTTGGGTGAACGTGTCGAACATCTCCCTCGATACCAGATACTGGTTCAACTCAGTCACAAACGCTTCAGGGTGCTGCTTTACGTACTTCCAGAAGTTCACCAAATCACCATTGATATCATTGTAGACTTCGGTGTAACGGCTATTCTTGGACAACTGCCAGTCTTCCTTGTTAGATGACTTGCCGAATAGTATCCAGGCAGCACCACCAAAGACTTCACAATAGATGTCATGCTTGGGGATGAGCGGCAATATCTTCTTTCGGAGGAGACGCTTGCCACCTACCCAGGAGATGATACTGTTCACGATAACCCCCTGATCTCTTTGGTGGTTTTGGCTTTGGTCTTGGCTGTGTCCTGATCGATATCTACGAGATCAAAGTTGGCAATGATCACTTCATTGAACTCGGACTTGCCTTCCTTGCGGTTGATACCCTTGGTTCGGGTAACATGCCTGATATCATAGCCTTTGTATAACTTGAGCACTTCCGGGTTATCATCATAGGAGAGGATGAACCTGCCCTTGATGCTCTTGAGGATGTCTCTGAGAGCTTCATGACTGAACTGCTTGGAGTTCTCATAGGTATAGCCAAGCATGTAAGGTGGATCGCAGTAGAAGAAGTTGCTCTTGGTATCGTACTTCTCGATCACTTTCTCGTAGGAGAGGTTCTCGATGATTACCATGTCCAGTCTCCGGTGCAGTTCCTTGATACGCTCCAAGCGGTTGTACATACTGGAAGTACCACGTTTCTGAGAGGTGCCGAAGCTGTCACCTTTCGATCCGAATGATCTGGTGATCAGGAACATGAATCTGGCAGCTCGCTGTATCTCAGTCAGACCTTCCTGCTTGAGGATGTCACCAAAGAGCTTACGGCTGGCTACAAGAAAATCCAGTTCTTTGATCAGTTCATCCGGGTGATACTTCACCTGCAGGAAGAGATTGACCAGGCGATAGTCAAGATCGTTATAGACTTCCAGATCGCCCCACTTGTCTTTGAAGAGCAGCATCCAGGCAGCACCACCGAAAGGCTCGATGTAGCCTTGAATGTCCTTTGGTACGTATTGTGAGATAGTTTTGCGGAGGAGGCGTTTACCTCCGATCCAGCCGATCAGTGCATCCATTAGATGTCTCCTCTGTAGGCTTTCATACTTGTCAGGCAGAGCCGCAGGTACAGCTCCGGTAGGGTCAGGTTAGCGAAGTCCTCAGTGGTGAAGCCAAGCTTACGCATTATCATTTCGAAGCTCTCGTAGGGGTATTTTCCTGCACCTTGACTGCTAATCCGAAACTCCCGAGCCAAGCGCTGAACCTCTCTTTGCTGGCTCTGATATAGACGAAAAAAGCAGAGATATGCTCCAAGGCTTCCAAAGCATCCATCTCGTCAGGGTCATGGTTAGATATGATGCGGATAAGCTCCTTGTCGGCTTCCGATTCGGAGATGATCTCCAGCAGTTCCACTTCACTGAACTTGGTTACCTTGCCGGAGAGGAAGTCCTCTAACTTGGCTTTCAGGGTAGTATTGGAGATCGTGAGGCAGAGTATCTGCCGCAGTTGTTTATAGCTGAGTTGGGGTTCTCGCTTCATAGTATGTTATCCTTTTCTATTGTCCAAAGAACATCTTGATGGCAACGCCGATCAGCATGAAGAACTGGGTAGTGGAGACGCCCAGAAGCAGCTTCATGTTCGTCTCCACTCTCGCCATACGAGTTACCAGTGAGTTATTGCTGTTACCATTGCCGTAGATCTCCTCGTGCACACTGTCGATGCGTTGTTTGATCTCGGGTTTGCATTGGCAATCCATGTCTTATCCTTGTTCGTTAATGGTTAGTGGCATCAGATTCCTGCTGCCGGAATATCCTTAAGCAAGAAGATCTTGTTGGAAGTGACTCCGGAGAACTCGGTGCTGATCACGACTGTAAACAGACCGTCAGCTTCACCTGACCAGTCCACTGTCCAGCGCAGACCATTGAAGATCACCACTCTGTCGAGTCCCTTGGAGGTGACTACGATAGTAGTGTTCTTGCCCATGAAGGCAGAGCTCTCAAGAAAGTTCTTCTGCTTGGTGGACAGACCCACGATAGTCAGTTCCACGGTGCTTGTCCGCTTACCGGGTATGGCATAGTTTCGAGTCTTGAGCTTGGTGATCTTGGAGTCAGCTTTACCGGGCTTCTCCGCAAGTTCTCCCAGCAGATCGAAGTTGGTGGTCAGTTCGGTCTTGGTGCTACCCTGAGTGGCATAGAGGGTGTTGATATCGGTCTCGGTATAGGTGCCTATCCCGAAGTAGATATCGTCGGCAATCATCACATCCATCAGGGCACTGAACTGCAAATCCGACTCCACCATAGGAGCCGGATATGTCGGTTGGGAGATGGGGTTAGGCATCTAAAATACTCCCTTGATGGCTTTGCCGATACTGAACAGCCATTTGCGGTTATGGAAGACGTATTCCACTGCTCCCCCGATCGTACCGAAGATATTCATGACCAGATTGGTCTGGTTACTGGGGAGGCTCTTGGTAGCACGCTCGACAGCCAGTTGCTTCTTGGCATAGTCATCGAGGTCCTTGGTGGCAGGGTTGATCTTGATATCCTGGATGATGTCGAGGATGATCGCCAGAGCGGAGTTGATCTTGGTCTTATCCAAGGTCTTACCCGTTATCTTAAAGATGATCCAGACGATCAGGGTGGTGATAAGCCCTAAGATGAAGGCTTGGTTGGCAATGATGAAGTCCATTGATACTCCTTTAATCTATTGTTGTTTGTGGTTAGGTGGTAAGTTTGAACACTTTCACGAAGCCAGAGATGTAGGTGATCCCGGGACGGATACGGATATACCAGTGGTACTTCCAGTCCGCGCCATGATGTTCAACCTTGAGTTCGGCATCGGTACGATAGCCGATAATGATGAACTTGGGCAGTCCGCCGATGATGTAATCATCAGTCATCAGTCTGGGTTTGACCGGGATACCGGCAAAGGACACGTTGCCACCTTCAAGCAGCAGTCTGTCTCCGGCTCCGGTCTCACGTTTGGCGAGTTCGGCTCTGATGCGGATCAGGTCTTTCTGGCTGACATAGAACTTAAAGTTCTCCTGCTCTTCCAGCATCTCATCCGAGAATGCCAGGAGAGCCGCTTCAAAGCGTTTCGCCCAGTCGGTATAGGTGGTCTTGGAAAGGTTGGTCACATCAGTGGCAGTGGTAGCGAGCTTGATCACTCCATCCAGTCCCTTCAGCTTGGCAGTGGCAGAGACTCTATCACCATTGAAGATGAGCAGACGGATAGCCTTCTCGGTCTTCTTGGCGATGTGATTCTCTACATAGGCACCGAAGGCATCTTCGCCATACTTGTCCTTATAGAACTCGACCACATCCCTGCCTAAGGTGAACTCGGCATTGAGGATACCGGTTGGGACAGACAGGTCTGCAGTAGCTACGGTCTGAGCCGTAAGAGCACCATCCAGGCTGTTCTTGAAGACCAGGTCATCGATCAGTCCGGCATCGATCTTCTCGTCTTTGAGGAGCGGGATAATCGAGATATCGGAGAGGGTATCACCGGGTTGGCTGCCAATCACCTCATCGATAAACAGAGAAGTGGTATTGGCATTGAGGATGTTCATGGCCTTGCCGGAATCTACATCGGAGATGCCTTTGTAGATTTCACGGTGCGAAGCCTTGACCACGATCTTGTTACCATCGATCATGACCTCTTTATCCCCTGAAGAATGATCACCATCCGGCTCACCGGGGATGCTTTTGGAGATGGCTCTGGTCATGGTGACTGAGAGGTCTTTCAGGCTCCTCTCGATGCTTTTGATGGCTTCCGAGACGATTACGGTTCCACTGCTCTTCTCAAGCTCAGTGATGCGCTCAGTGATGGCAGTGATGCCTTTCTGCATCTCACTGTTGTTGTTCAGTTCCGCTACCTTACGTAGGCTGCCCAGTTCGTTCTTGATCTCGGCAAGGCTGGCTTCGGTTCCGCTGTAGTCATCGGCTCTGCCATAGATGGAAACACCATTGAACTCGCCTTTCTCGACCTTCTGCCAGAGTTCACTCTGCAGGTTCTCGCACTTGAGCACTTGCACCCAGGAGCCCACCTTGGTATCGGGGAAATGTTCCCGGTCAGAGGTCTTGAGGATGTAGTTCTCGACCACGCTGAACTCCGGTACCGGATGCATGTTGTGATTGACGTCGTTGCGTCCCATCAGGCCATGCCGGGCGAAGTGATCGCAGGACTTCTGAATCTCTTCCCGGGTATAATAGTCACCCTGGGAGTCATGGATGTTGGGCTCCATCAGGGTGACGTAAAGCCGCCCTTGAGTGCCTCTCGTTTCACTCTTGAACTTGGTGGAGTTGATCTTGTGTTCAAAGCTCTTGCCACTGGCATTCTTGACCACAAAGCCTTTCTGGTTTGCCGGGTTCATCTCGTCAAAGAGGAGCGAGACCAGCTCGACTTCCACATTACGCAGTTCGCCTTTCTTGACGATCCTGCTCTTAGTTCCGAAGATATTCACTGTACCTCCTTAGGGTTAGTGATGGGTTGATTGTTTGATAGGTTGTTGGATAATCCGTGGGTTGTTTTCATATCTACTTTGCTCCGAAGCCTACAGATTGCGGTTCTGCATAAAGAGTTGCTCATCCGCAGACTGGAGCTTCTCGGTTAGATTACCGAAGTTGAAGTCGTCCGGAGTGAGCTTCCATCCGAACTCAAAGTTGAACTCTATTGCTAGGGTAAGTGCCAGGCGGTTCTGCAGTGGTTTGACTACGAAGTGGTAGAACATCAGCATATCGCTCTTGTTATCACCACCAAGCTGCCCTGGGATAAGCTGTGAGACAATCCTTGCCGGGACCCGGTGATAAGCGAAGATACCTTCTCTGAGGTCTTTCTTTAGAGTGATGAAGCCACCTTCCCTGTCTTGTTGACGTAGTGGCTCAAGGCGTATCTTCACGTCCCGGCTCTCACTCTCAATTAGTACGGTAGAATGACTCTTGGCATTGCCTTTGACCTCGGTGAGGGCTTTCTCAATCTCGGTATAGGCATCGGTCAGAACTTCATTACCCTGTTCATCGGTTACAGTCCCGTCTCTGAGCGTTCCACCTTCCACGATCACGAAATAGTCGATCATGAGACCGTTCTTGAAGTTGTTGTAGTCGAAGGTCTTGATCTCGCTTAAAATCTCGACATTGATGGCTATGGGCAGGCAGGCTAAGCCCCAGGCATTGCTCTTATGAGTGCTTTTCTTGATGTGGATGATATCGGCATAGGCGAAGTCCTTCTTCTGGTTGTTCTTCACCTGGATATAGTTAGGGCGAAAGAAGCCGAACTCGTCATAGTTCTCTACGATCTGTACTTCACTGGGCAGCATGCGTTCCAAACCCATCCACTGTCCTTGAGCGTTACGCATCTTGATCAGGAAGCCATTCCCACAGGCGAGATAGAACTTGATCATCTCTGCCAGGATAGTGGTCTGGTCTTCACAGGCAGGGAACTCGGCAGTTTCCATCCAGGACTTGACCTGGCTGTTCTTGCAGTCGAACTCCATCACGGTTGCCATTGACAGGGCATCCACACAGCCGGAGTGGTACTCATCGGTATCCAGGAGGTTGAGCAGGTTGCTCATCGAATAGGGCTGAGAGACTACTTTCTTGGTCTCGGCTGCCTTGGAGATCAGTTGCTTCCCGACCCGGCTGCATTTGGATAAATCAATCGGCTCAGGCTTGTACTTGGTATCCAGGAGTTCACTGGCAGAACTGATAGCCAGGTTATATCCACCCAGTCGCATCACTCTCATGCAGAGGCTCCTGTCCCTGCTTTGAGCAGGTCGATCTTGGCGATCCTGACCAGTCTGGTACCGTCGATGCGGCTGGTGTAGTATTCCACACTGGGCAAGTCCCGGTTCATCAGCTTGAGATAGAAAGACCGGAACTTCTCTTTGAGTTGATACAAGTCGGAATCCGGATCAGATACATTCTGAGCATTGACAATCAGGAAGACAGTCCATGCCAGATCAGTACTCACAAACTGGCGAACTGTGCCATTCTTGCCAGTCTCAGAGTCCAGGATCACGATAGCACAAGGTAACTGCTTGGGGATAGCATCTTTGTTGAACAGGATGGTCGGGATATCAGAAAATCCCAATGCGTCGACTATGCGCTTCCTGTCTGCGATAAACTTATCATGTGCGGTCATTTAATAACTCCCTGTGCGAAGCACACCATATCAGCTTTTCCCTTTTCCCTTTTCGTTTTTCCCTTGATCATAGACTCACCTCGATAGAATTCAGTTGTTGATATATCCACTGCTCCCGGTTAGCGATAACCTGAGCAAATACATTACGGGCAGCTGTGCCTTCCCGCTTGATCTTGCCCCGGATGAGATAAGCGATCTCAGCTACGGTCAGCAGCTTCCCTGTCTCTTTATCAGTCCAAGACAGGTGCTTGCGTTCGACCCAAGCGATCAGTGGAGCAATCGGAGTCCAGGAAGGCACTTTGCCACCCAATATAAATGGTTCGTGTTTCACATTGGAACCTACTCTGAGGATCATAGCATCGGGACTGGTCTCGACCAGATACCCTGTATTGCCGTAGAAGTCGCCCTTATCGTAAATCTGCTGTGCCAGTATCTCTTTGCGGGAGTCAGCATCGATAGTCGAGCCGATCAAATGCAGACGGCTCTCCAAGGCAGCATAGATAGCCAGGTAGATCTCCCGCATCAGTTCATCCGGAGTGGTATAGCTATCCGGCATCAGATCACTCCCACCCGGATCACTCTCGGAGGTCTGGGTTTCAGCTCATCCAACCTCAGCATACCAGCAGGATTGAGATAGTCCCGAAGTCCTATCAGTGCTCTCAGCTCAAGGTTGGCTTTGAATGCGTCAATTTCGCTACCTGTGAGCAGTTCGGTAGCAGACTGGTCTAATCCTACGGTCTTGACTATTCCCTCGCCCAGGGTCTTTAAATTGAGAAACTCACAAGTACTGTGCAGCATCAGGAAAGAGAACCCAAAACGAAAAGAGACCAAGAAGGGATCATCCTCGGGCATGTCATCCTGGATTGCCCGGGCATAGTGTTCCGGTAAAACAACCGAACGTACAATCTCCAGTACGAGTGTCCGATGTTCTTTGAAGATGCCATTATCACCCATCTCCTTAGGCAGGTTAAGGATAGACAGCATGGCATCTATCTCGACCGGGATCGGAATCACTTGCCCTTCCTCATCAGTTCAGATAGCTCAATTGCTCTGCGGCCAACCTGCTTTGCCCACTTGGAAGCCAGCATGCCATTGGCAGCCCGTTCCCAGTCTCCGGCAGCAATGAAAGCAAGCGTATTCTTGAAGCTAAGTAGTCCTTTTATCCCCATGTTAAAGCACATATTAAGAAGCACGGACTTGCGGACTTCATCCAAAGAATTGTATATCTCCGGAATCTCATCCAAGAGCTGTTTCTCGCAGTTCTGGATATCATTCTCCAAGAGCACATAGGCTTCGGTCTGGGAGATACCGCAATCATCGAGATTACGACCAATACCGATGGTCAGCTTACCTGCTGTACAGCGGTATGGCTTAAGCCTTAGACCTTCGTGTCTAACCAGTTGATCTTTGATGCGTTCCAGTAGCTTGGCTTCCATCGTATCTCCTTGCGAGCAGTATTGGATACTCTATCCGGTGCAAGGAAGCCATGACCCTGTATCAACACAAATACGGATGCATAAGGATGCGACAGAAATTAGGGTTGACAGAAAAAACATGTTTTTTTATTATAGACTTAATGCCAAAATAGAGAAAAACACTAGCCCAATAGGTATGATTGTATGGTCATACGATATAGCTTTATAAATGGAGATTGTGTATATTTGAAGTTATTAGGAGGAAGAGTGAGAGCACTCCTCATTTTTATCATAATGCTGTTTTGTGTTCAGTTGTTAGCGCAGATGACGGAAGATGGCTCTACAACCGTGGACAGCCTGTATGCCATTCCGGAGTTGGATGGTGGAATAACAGCTGATAGTACAGGTGTTCCCATATACCAAAATTCAAGTACTTATGAATTTGTGGTTGGGGATCTTTCCGGCTGGATTGAGCATGGATCATCCAGAGGATATTTGAGCTTTCCTTTGCCTGTTATCCCTGATGGGTACGAACTGGTGAACACTACCATGCGGCTATATCAGTATAAGAGTATTGGATGCATTTTTCCAGAAAGTCACGAGGGCTTCACTTATTACCCCTATTGGAATGTGATAGGGGGTGACACTATCAAGTGCATAGTAAGCCACGTTGATTATGGCATTAGCTTGGATCTTGGCGACTGGGCAAAAGGAGATGAAGGCAATCCCTATACCTTTAATCCCAATGTAGGCGAGATTACCTGGCAGGGAATTAATGAACCGGGAAATCATGGTGAAGCAGGCTACCGCTATCTGGATGTTACCGATTGCGTATTGCATGACCTGGCAATTGGCAATCTCTACAGCCAATACAGGATCGCTTTCCAGATCAATACTGATTACGATTATGGACCGGATTTTGTGTCATTTGCAAGCATGGAGAACGTATTTGGAGAATACGATCCAATCATGTTTTACACATTCTACAATCCCAGTTCTGTTTCGGAGGATATTAGTCCCGCTGTTTTAGTTAATGTAGCTTGGAGTCCGAATCCGTTTTCTTCCCAGGTTACATTGGACATAAGCCTAAAAAACAATACAGAGCTAAGCATAAAGCTCTATGATCTGAGGGGACGGGTGGTAAAGGAATTTGGCTCAATTCATTATTCTACGGGCACTCATAACATACGCATGAATACAAACGATTTATCAAGTGGCATATATCTATTGCAGGTAAAGGCAGGTAGTGAGATGATCACTAAAAAAATCACCTGCCTAAAATAAAGGGAGGAAAGATGAGAACACTCATCACCTTAGTCGTAGTGCTGTTCTGCCTTCAACTGTGGGCACAGGTTCCCGATACCACAAGCGTAGCCCCAGGCAGATTGATCATCAAGGTCAACCAGGCATTTCAAACTATCGGAACCCGTTCAGATGGGATCATCGAGACGGATCAAACATGGTTCAACAATCTGGCAGTTCAATATCAAATCGATGTGCTTCGGCAGATGTATGCGGGGAGCACACGAGCGTACCAACAGAACAAGTATCTCATCTGCTTTCCGGACTCTATAGATTTAGAGACCATTGTAACATCCTTCGATCTGCAAAGCTCTGTGCAGGACGTTCGTTACGATTTCTATGTCCATCTATGTACCAATGACCCCTTCAATTCGTACCAATGGAACATGCAGCGCATTAAGGCTAACGATAGCTATTATACTCTTGCAGGTAGTATTCAAGCTCCCCAGGCAGTTAGGATTGCCGTTGTGGATACGGGGATTGACTTCAATCATCCGGATCTGACTAACAACATCTTAAGAGACCAAAACAACAATGTAATCGGAACTAATCTCGTCTTTTCTGGACAGCCAGCAATGGACGACCATGGACACGGAACTTTAGTGGCCGGGCTTATTGCGGCTCAGACGAATAACGTTACAGGTATTTCCTCATTAGTGACAGGTAGCAACGTTAAAATAATGCCGATAAAGGCGTTTGACTATAATAGAATAGGCTTACTTTCCGACGTATGCGAAGGCATTGAATGGGCTATCGCAAATGGTGCCAACATTATCAATTGCAGTTGGGTAGTTTATACACTAGATGTTCCGATTAGCGAGTTATCTGACATAATAGACGATCCTGTTAACGCGGGGGTTCTCTTCATTGCTGCAAGGGGAGTCAATGGAACAACTTATCCGGGGTATTGGTCGGCCACGCGAGCAAATGTGATTGCTGTTGGGGGTTCAAACAATGAAAACACCAAGGAGTTCAGTGGATCGAGTGGAACAAATTGGATATCTGTTTGCGCACCCTCTGGATCTCAATTTCTATGGGATGGAGCTCACGACTCAAGCAATGGCGTAGTATCTACACTTCCCCTCTATAATAGCTTATCTCCATATAGAATGCACTATTCGCAGAATCAATCCACCAATGATCCTTTCTATAATTTTCAATGTGGAGGATGGACTGAGAGTCCGAGTTATGATTTCCTGAAAGGCACGTCATTATCTGCAGCCCATGTAAGCGGTTTAATGGGAATGCTATGGGCTAAATATTACTCAGAGATTAGCAATGAAACCATGGATATGCAAGACATAAAGGATATTCTTGTTAAATCCGCACAGGATTTTCATACCAATGATTATACCGTTTACAATGGTTGGGGATCAGGCATTATCAATGCCCAGGAAGCATTGATGACTCCTCACCCTAATCTTTCACTAAGGCAGTATCAAATTGGTCCAGATGATATTGATGACAGATATGATTATCCCATAGATGAATATGTATGGAATTTACCCTCGATGGAATGGGGTTCCTCTCAGTCTATTAAACTACAGATTAAGAATAAATGGGTTGCGGGCACTAACGTTAGAGTCAGCATGAGTACAACTGACCCGAACATTACGTTTTCTTATCCTGGCGAGATTGATCGATATAGCATCGGTAATATTGCGGCCGAAACAACAATCTGGACAGAAAATATGTGGATTCGAGATTGGAGCAATCAAGTAAGAACCAACATTCCAATAACTATTACAATCCGTGCGAATGAAATGCCCGATAGAGTTTATATATTGTACATCAATATATTGCAAAACACTGCATCTATAGTATCCAGTATAACCATGCTGCAGGGAGAGACAATTACGACAGATTTGGTTGTTAGCAATCTTGATGGCGTTGGAGATGATGAGTTGCTAGCCGGGACATCTGCGGGTCGCTTATTTTGTTATAAAAACAATGTATGGAATCATGTTGGGACTCTTCCACAAAGCATAACGGTAAACCCATCAATTGGAGATATCAATGCCGATGGGCATAAGGAAATTGTAGCGGTAGACTTGTTCGGAAATGTTCATGTATATGATAAAACCTTCGCTCAGCTACGAACATTCCCTTATTCTATGAACGAAGTGACTGTTGGCTCTTCAATTCTTGAAGATGTAACTGGAGACAATATCCTCGATATCATTTATAGCACAAATGGAACATCGTATTCAGTGGTAAAAGTGATAGATTTCGTGAATTTAGCGACACTCTCGCATCAAACCAATATGATTACTTTGGCAACTCCTGCCGTTGGTGATGTTGACCATGAATCAGGATACGAAATTGTTGTACCTTATAAGTTGAGTAATCCAGCTTGGTTTAGATTTCAGGTCCTGAAAATAGCTAATGGCTCACTTGTTGTTTCCGTTGAAAAGACCTCGACTACTCTGATAGCGGATTCCGCATTACCACCGAGTATTGTTGATATTAATGAGGATGGGATTAGGGAAATTGCCTTTATGGTTAATTCTACCGATGGCAATGCATTCAATTTCTTCTACTCAATTCCCGCTGACATCATGGTGGACAGTAGTCAGTTGTTCAGCACGACAATCTACAACAGAGAAGTAGCCAAAGTGATTGGCTTATCATCAAATATTGCATCAATCTACTCAAAAATGTCTGTAATTTATAATCCAAATTATACTGAGCAATATGGTTTAGCAATCGCTAATGGTTTACCTGGAAGCCCAGGAGGGTTCCCTCTGACTATCCCAACTTCAACGAGAATCCTAAATGTTTTAGCAGATGATCTGCTCACTCATGAAACCGGTATTTACCCACAGCAATTAGTGCTGATGTCGGGAAATACAATTAGTTACTATAAACTTACTTACAACCCATCTCTACCGAACAGTTTCAATTTTCTTGAAGCATGGGATTATCGTACGTTCTTAGGAAATAGTGTTTCATTGATTTCCATGGCAACGGCTAACAAGGGATCAAACAGGATACTCTATGCAATTTCTCAAGGTGGAATTCTCTACGGTTACTCATTTGGGGCTTCTGGTTCTAATAAGACAGATTGTTCTCAACGTAGGCAATCTTCAAGGCATACTGGTTGCTATGAACAACCAATACCAAAAGAAGTTCACGGGAATATCACCATTAAGCACCCATTTATAGTCGATAAGCAAGTTACAGCATATTCCTCTGTTTTCACAATTAACGAAGGAGTGGTTGGCAGATTTGAAGCTGAAAACAATTTAACACTAAACAGGTCATCTTTCAACATCATTGGCAGCGAAGAAAAACCGGTAATCATTAGAAGTCTAGGTGGTGGTTCAGATAACGAATACTGGAAGGGTATTAATGTTACTAATGGGAGTAATCTTGATATGAACTGGGCAGAAGTTACTGGATCTCGTCAAGCCTTGGATATCTCCTATACAGGTAACAGGTTTATCAAGAACAGCAAGTTTTACAATAACCTCCAGAATGTAAACTGTTATAATGCTACGGTTAACATGTTCAATAATTACCTAACTGACGCTATACATGCTTTAAGTGCCTACCATTATGCAAGTCCGATGCTAAATAGCACAGTATTGTTACAAAACGGGCTAAACGAAATCGCAGGCAATGAGTATGGTGTTTTTTCAGACTCTTCCACACCAGTTTTAAAAGATGGACATAATAATCTGGAAAATGATAGGTATAATCTCTACCTTCAAAATCTACCTTTGATGTCTGGACCGATTCATGCAGAGAATAACTGGTGGGGGCATACCGACTTAAGAGAAGTTACAGCTACGATAAACCCAGCAAACAGGGTTGCTTTCCTTCCTTATGATATGCAACCAAACCTGACTATAATCAGAGAAGATCAAGGCTCAAGCATGTTTGAGGATGGATTTGCTTACATGCTGAATTGAGAGTTTCGTAATGCGATTAACAGCTTTAATGGAGTATTGGCTGATTCTCTGATTAGCGAAAGTGATGTAGCGTCTCTCTATGCTCTGTTTGAGTGTTACAATCAACTCGGCGAAATCACATTGTTCGAAACACAACTGGATCAGTACATTGCTGATGCCAACTACAATCTGCTCCATAAACCCATGAAGAATGTCAGAGCTTTGATTTACAGAGAAACAGCAAGGTTTACACAAGCAATCGACCATTATGAGTCAATCCTGCGAAACAATCCTGCCTTTCAAGATTCATGCTATGCCGTGATTGATTTGGGAGATACTTATCTCGAAAGCAACGGAAGATGTAGTGGTCAGCTGTCACAGTATATTCCTGTTTCATCTGCATTACATCAGCAGAACAGAGAAGCACTTCTGAGCTCGATATCGCACTTAAGTGAAACTGAAAGCAGCACTGACACAACACCACCTCTTCTGTTAATGGGTAACTACCCCAATCCCTTCAACCCGACTACTTCAATAAGATTCCAGATGAAGTCAGACTCAAACGTCAAGTTAGAAATCTATAACATCAGAGGTCAAAAAGTCACAACTTTATTGGATGAAAACAGACTTGCGGGTTTGAATTCCGTAGTTTGGAATGGTAGGGATGGCAAGAACACACCTGTTGCATCGGGGGTATATTTCTATCGCATTGAGTGCAGTAATTCCACGAAAACTGCGAAAATGCTCCTGCTAAAATAGTATCATATGACACCATGTAAAGCCCGGGTCAACCCGGGCTTTTTCTATTGGATCACACTTCCGATAAGTTTATGTTACTTAGACTGGAGAGCGTTTGTCTATGCAATAGCAGTAACCATCCCGTAGTATTGGAGTGGTCGATCAAGTTCTTGCCCTTTCGGCTTTCAGATATTCATGTAGCTATGGATAACCTCCAATGTGGTATTTCAATAGATGTGGTTCTTTGCGTTCAGGTGTGAGTTTTTTTCCTTGACCTGATATGAGCAGACAAATGTATATGATAAATTGAGAAATCAAGCTGACTATAATAATACATGTGACTATCTCAAAAAGGAATAGATACTATGGCGGAAGCAATATTCAAACAGTACCTTGCCAATTTGCAAGCCACGCTGAACCAAGGCGACGCCCGAGAAGAGAGCTTTTATGAGCATATCAAAATCCTGCTCTTGCAATATGCGGAAATAACGAATAAGAAAAAGCCGGACATCACTATTCTACCCAAAGCCACCGAAGCTGGTAATCCTGACTTCCGTGTATGGGACGGCAAAAACCATATAACAGGATATATCGAAGCCAAAGCTCCAAGTGTGTTACATCTTGACCAGATCGAAACGTCCGACCAGTTGAAACGTTATCTGAAAGTCTTTCCCAATCTTATTCTGACCAATTTCTATGAGTTCAGGCTATATCAGCACGGTACTATGATTTGCACGGCTATGATAGGCAGGGCATCAAATGCCATTACTTTGCATAAAACTCCACCGCTGGAGCAAGCAGATCAGTTCAGTTACCTTTTAGAACGGTACTTTGCCTTTTCGCTGCCTGCCATAGATAACCCCAAATCACTTGCCAAAGAACTTGCCAAACGCACCCGCTTCCTGCGGGATGAGATTATTGCTATCGAACTAGCAGAGGAAGAGAGACAGGGCAAGAAAGTCCTCTTGGGCTTCTATGATTCTTTCAAGCGACTGCTGATCAATAAACTGACCCATGAGCAATTTGCTGACCTCTATGCCCAAACTCTCACTTATGGAATCTTTGCTGCCCGTATCAAGTCTGAGGGCGAGTTTAACCGTGAACTGATTTACAAGTACATCCCCAATACCCTCGGAGTGCTTAAGAGCATCTTTAAGTTTATCTCGTATGACGAACCGCCCACAGCACTCGAGGTTTTGATTGATGATATAGCGGAAATCCTCTGCGTTACTGACATTAAAAAGATACTGCATGCCTATTACAAAGAAGGAAAAGGCAGCGACCCCATTATCCACTTTTACGAGACTTTCCTCTCGGAATACGACCCGACCCTGCGTGAAAAGCGGGGAGTATATTACACGCCTGAACCTGTGGTACGATACATCGTCAAATCCATCCACAGCATCCTCAAATCTCATTTCAACCTCAAAGACGGACTGGCTGACAGTGCGGTTACTCTGCTTGACCCGGCTGCCGGTACTCTTACCTTTCCCGCAGAAGCCATCAAACTGGCAGTGCCGGAATATACAACCAAGTACGGCTCCGGAAGTGTCAAACAAATGATCAAGCATCACATCATTCCGCATTTCTATGCTTTGGAACTGATGATGGCACCCTACACTGTAGGACATCTGAAAATCAGCTATCTGCTGGATGAACTTGGCTACCAAATGACTGAGGATGAGAGATTCAAACTCTATCTGTCAAATACGTTGGAAAAGGATTTGCCTGCCCAAATCGAAACACCATTTACTCACGAGATTACAGAGGAATGCCTGCTTGCCAATAAAGTCAAACAGGATGAGCCAGTGCTGGTGATCCTGGGCAATCCACCCTATAGTGTTAATAGTGAGAATACCAATGAATGGACAGAGCAACTACTTAAACAGGATTTAGATGGGGCTACCAGCTATTACAAGGTGGATGGAATGCCATTGGGAGAAGCGAATCCCAAAATGCTGCAGGACGACTATGTGAAGTTTATCCGCTTTGCGCAGTGGAAGATTCAAAAAGCAGGCAAAGGCATTATGGGTATGGTGACCAACCACAGCTACATAGATAATGCTACCTTTAAAGGCATGAGACAAAGCCTGATGCATACCTTTGACCAGATATATGTCTTGGATTTGCATGGCAATAGCACCAAGAAAGAGACCGCTCCCGATGGCAGTAAAGACGAGAATGTCTTTGATATCAGAACAGGAGTAGCCATCCTAATTATGATAAAAGACAGCAATGCAGAAAAGAGATTCTATCATGGAGATTTGTATGGGCTTAGGTCCGCCAAATACGACTGTCTAAATGATAATAGCATTGATAGCTTTGAATATACGTTAATCGAGCCCAAGCAGCCATTTTATCTCTTCAAGCCCTTAACTGACGATAATACTCAATATCTCAGTTGGGAGAAAGTGAACGATATCTTCCCTCTAAATAGCGCAGGGATCAAAACAGCCAGAGATAACCTGACTATTCAGTTTAATAGACTAATTATGCTGAACACAGTCAATCAGTTTGCGAAACTCGATGCTGAGACCGCACGGCAGGCCTATGAACTGGGCATAGATTCAAGAGATTGGAAAGTTGATTTAGCCCAAAAGGACTTGAAGGAATCAACGCTAAATTCAGATAATATTAAACCCATTCTCTACAGACCTTTCGATATCAGATATACTTACTATACAGGCAAGTGTAGAGGATTCCATAGTATGCCGAGAAATGAGGTCATGCAGCATTTTAGGGAGAGTAATTTGGGCTTAATACTGGGAAGACAGGGTCAGGTAGTAGGTTCTGGTTATTTATGGAACTTGGCTTTTATATCATCAAAGATAATTGATAACAATGTGTATTATCGGGGTGGTGGTGTGTTATTGCCATTGTATCTTTATCCTGATCTGCATTCAGATGACCTCTTTGCTACACAGGAAACACAGGTAAATATCAAACCGGAACTGCTTGCAGACTTCACTAAGCAGAGCATCGCAGCAGAAACCATCTTCTTTTATATCTATTCCATCATGTACAGCAATATCTATCGGGAACGTTATGCTGAGTATCTCAAAATAGACTTTCCCCGTATCCCCTTTACTAAAGACACACAGCTTTTCAAACAGATGGCAGGATATGGCAAAGCAATAGCAGATTTGCACCTGATGCAAAGCAGCGAACTGGACACTCCTATTGCAAAGTACCAGGGTAATAGCGATAACGACAGAGTGGAACAGGTAAGCTACGATGTGGCTCAAGGACGCATCTATATCAATCCGGATAAGTACTTTGAAGGCATAAATACGGAAGTGTGGAGTTATCACATTGGTGGTTACCAAGTGCTTCATAAATATCTAAAAGACCGCAAAGGCAGAATTATGGACAACCCCATTTATTTCTGCAGGATGATAACAGCCATAAGTAAAACAATCGAGATACAAGCACAAATAGACGAGATTTATGACGATGTGGAAGGGACTGTGGGAGCTTTAGCTTATGAGTTCAGTAACTCAAAAAACTGTTAAGATTCTTTTCGCACGTTCAAAGAACCGCTGTGCATACCCGAGATGCTATAATGCGATAGTTGATAATGATGGAACTGTGTTGGGAGATATATGCCACATTAATGCAGCCAAGCCAAAAGGCCCAAGATACGATAAAAACCAAACACCTGAGGCAAGAGATGGGTATGAAAACCTTGTCCTCATGTGTAAGAAACATCACAAACTCATCGATGCGAATGTTCAGAAATATACTTGCGAGTTGCTCTTGCAGTACAAGCAACTGCTTGAAGATAAGACAGTTCTTGAAATCACTCCGGATGAAGCATCTAAATCACTGAGTCTGTATAACAGCTATATAGGTAAAATCGAAGCACAGCATGTCAATGTGGTACTCTCTCCCGGTTCTGGGACACAGAGAAATACCATAATTATTAAAAACACAAAGAAAGGCAGTACAGGCTCTGTTCCAATTGCTGGCACGATTAGCACTAACAACGAAATGCGTGGTTACATAAAATACTTAATTGATAGATTTAACGAACTGGCTTCGAAGGGAGACCGGAAAGGCCGAGTATTCAAGCATACTGTTATATATGCAAATATCCAAAAAGAATTCGGGTCAAAGTGGGATTATATCAGCGAATCGAGATTTCCTGATCTGGTGGCCTATTTGCAAAGGAAGATATCTGGCACAGAAATGGGTCGTAAACTAAGGCAAAAATCTGGAGATATGTTCCATTCGTTCAAAGAGCACCTTCAGATAATGAGATAATGGCAGTACCGTTTTTTTTCTTCAACATTATTTAGGAGCACCTGATACAATAAGGGGGGATCAACTGGTAATCTCCGTTGTCGTCCTGCACTTCCAATGAAATGGTGGAAACGGAGTATGAGCTCCGGAGACACCTACGGGATTCATTTCTGAGTCGTATTCGATCTGGACGTCTTTGATCCAGGGTGCCAGTGCTTTGATGTACTCCCGGGCATCATCCAGACTGTTGGACTTCGTATCCAGAGCCATCAGGTTATCCATCACTTCGATTGCGTCGTTTAAGGGATATATCTTATCTTGGGCAGCCAGAGCCCGACAGATGTCGCTGGTGCGGTCATCCAGGATAACCACGAGCTTGTAGTATCTGGCCTTCGCTTTCTTATAACCTTGCAGCCTGCCAAACTCACGTATTCTCAGGGCAGTGTGTTCTGCCAGTCCTTGCCAATAGTGCGATGAGCGGTTGGCGATGTCATTGAACTGGTCTTTGAGGGTATATGCAAGCATCTCTTTGGTATAACCTTGCTCGATGGCTTTGGAGAGTGTGTCTGCGAAGTTCTGCCGGACATCAGCTTCAAAGTGATTCCCGATCCAGAACAACTGCTGCTTCTGGATTGTGGAGGACAGATGCTGATCCTCAATGCCCCAGAGTCCGATACTGGTCTTGGTTGGGGCTTGCACTTGGGTGTCTCTCAGTCCCAGCCGCACACAGCGGTCTATTATCGCCTTGGTGGGCTCATTGACCAGTGCAGCGAAGTCATCTCCCAACTGGGTATTGATGATACCCATAAGCTTATCTATTGAGTCCTTGTTGAGCTTCTCGGCTCGTGGCATATCGCTTAGCATCTGGATCGCAAGTCGGGAAGCATCTCTGATCTCGGTCTTCCAGGCATTGTTCAGTACCCGGTAGTACTCAAGCATCAGGTTATCATAGTATGTCATAACTGGATTCCATCCTACGATGGAATGACGAACCTCCGTACTTTGACTCTGTTCCTGCCGATATCGTATTCCGAGAACCGTTCCAGACAGCCAGCCAAGGCATCACAGCCATCGATATAGCCATCAGGATAGGTAAGGAACTGACTTATCAGGGTTGGTGTGTCCTGACCTTCAGGAAAGAGCACCTTGGCTGTCTCGATGATGGTCTCAGTTCTCTCTATGCGCAGGTTCTTGTTATCCTTGTTATCGATCCGCTTTATGCGATGCGATATCGGTGGAAGATGACTGTCAGTAGCCCACCTGTCGAAGTCGGCAAGAATACGAGCCTGACCGTAAGTGGTTTCACAGGCAGCTCTGGCTTTCACTCTGTAAGTACGGTCCAATTCCTGATAGGCATCATAGTAGTATCTAAAGAACTTAGTGTTCTCGGTCTGACGTATCCATACATGGATTACATAGAAGCGATTACCATCATAACCTATGGAGATGATAGCCTTGTAGCAGCCCTTCTCTCCCCAGGCAGGATCGGCATAGAGCCAGACCCGCTTCATTTGGGAGGGTTCTGGGAGGGTTCTATACTTGGTGAACCAGTGGTTCTTGAAGATGTTACCTTCAATTACCGGCTGTCCAAGCATCTCCCTCTGATAACCGGTATAACCGAACTTGGCTCGCAGGTTTGGCAGAGTGGCTGTAGGATACTGCTCCTCCCAGATGGACTTACCCTGCATATCTTCGAGTGAGAAGCGCAATATCGCCTTTTGGTGCGTCTTTAATGCAATCTGGTAGGTAACGTCTAATTCTGAGTCATCTGCCTGTAAATCGCCTAATATGAGCTCCTGAAACTGACAGATGGAGTAATTGGGATGTACCAGGTTCCCGAGCCAGATGATCCGACCACCACCCTCAGGTGCCAAAGCTCCAGCAAGCTCCTGAGAGATCTTCTCCATGCGTCTCTTACCGATGGACTGGTTACCCATGTTTTCTTCTTTATCGATATCATCACAAACGATCAACCCGGGACGTTTAGCAGTCTTGGGGTTGATAGTTCCCCTATGAGATTGCTTTATACTCCTGGCTCTGATCCTGGCTTTGTTCTTGAGATAGAAGTCCAGATCAAAGGAATCCACAGGCTGCAGCTCGGGATAGTCCATTGTGAGCCGCTTATTGTTCTGAAGCTCATGCAAGGTAAAGGCTGTGCGTTCCTGTGCCAGATCTACGTCTGCAGCAGTATGGATCACGTAGCGTTCACCTTTGATGATCATCCAAATCGGATAAACCACTCCCATAAGAACCGTTTTGCCCAGCCCACGAAAACCGGTAATGGCGATGATGCCTGAGCCCTTATCAGTCTCATCGAACATAGTCTCATGTGCTGGGCAAAAAGGTAGTGGGAAGATATGCGGGAAATAGGTATGGCAGAAGAACGAGAAGGCATCCCATCCTTCTGATGTGGTGCGTCTTATCCGTTCTGCCTTGGCTTCAGGATTATCGTCTATAAAAGGCAAAACGGAGATCGTTTTGGTTGCGATCTCCGTCAGTGCCTTGTTATGCCGCTGAATGAACTTCTTAGGCATAACCGGGTAACCCCCCGACGCCCAGGGGGACGGACGTCGGGGACCCGGAGGTCGGAGGACTGACCATGTCGGGCTGTTGGCTTGGAGGGTCTGTAGGCATGGGTTTAGGCTTGGGAGGCCTTATGTAGGATGCAGGAAGGTTAACCATTTCTCACTCTCAGGTATTCCGCCAGATCGTGCAGAATACTCTGGAACTGCTTAAGCAGGGTCTCATGCCCTTTTTCGATCATGAAGTCAGTCACCTGATCCAGGAACTTGACGATATAATCGTTCAGTTCTTTGGAGGGTTGCCGATCCTTCTGATCCTGCTTCATCATGCTCACCAGGCTTTGGATGGCAGTATCGGCAGGGTTCTTGGCATACTCCCTGAGCGCTTGAATGAGTGCCTTCTTACGAGCTATGGCGATCTCGTGGTCGAGTTGGTTCTCTTCTTTGAAGAGCTCGTCCCACTTGCCGGACTTAATCCACTTGCGAACGGTGATATCGGAGACTCCGAAGATCATCGCCAGTTCATAGGGATCGGTCTTGCCGTTCAAATAGGCTTCTTTGCAGTTGTCCCGCTTGATGCGGAACTCACGGCTGTTACTCATACTCGGGGCGTACCTTGTGCTTCAGCAGATAGAGGTTGAGGTCTTTACCGGAGCAGCGCAGCTGTCCGTTTTCTTTAGTTCTGAAAGCAGGCAGAGGATCACCGATGTCACGTATCCAGCGGTAGACGCTTGAGCGGTCGACCTTGAGCATATCGGCTATCTCATCGGTGCGGTATGTGCGTTCATCATTGAAGATGCTCATCGTGTTCAGTTCCTCTGCAGTGTTGGTATTCATAGGTGCCATTATTCATTCTCCTGTGCTTTTATCAAATTGAGATGCATTACGCTGCCACTGTTTCTCACAGAGCAGGGAAGTTGAGGACGATCTGGCGGAACTGGCCCGACTCGTCACGTTCGTAGAAGTTGATGTACTGCTTGGTGGATACCACTTGGATGGCCTGGTCGATGAGTTCCATAGCTTCCTTCCAGGTTTGATCCTTGATGTTGTAGCGGCGCAGGCGCAGGATGCGATACTTGGCGATCTCGCCTTTCTTATCCACCTGGAAGGCTTCGCTGATGATGGCTCTGAGATTAACGTTGGAGTCAGCAGACCAGGCCTTCAGGCACTCATCGATCTTCTGCTTGGCGAGTTGGAGTTCGATACCGAACTGGATGCGTTCCTTGAACCTGATCTCAACCCGGTACTTGCCGTCAAAGCTGTTGAGGACGGCATTGCCTTTCCAGTCCAGTCCATTCTTTTCGGCTACCTGCTGAAGGTAAAGCTCCACGTCCTCAAAGAACTGATTCTTGTCAGCTACCATACGATCATGCAGCTTGATAGCCCGGTTGATGGTCTTGGTTACGATGGCATCTTGCTTCAGGATCTCAGGTCTGATGATCGAGGTGGGGATGCTCTGTCCGTTAGCGTCAATACGAGTGGGTAGGGGCTTCTTAGCCTTGGGGGTCTTGGGTGTGTCCATTAGATGTCTCCTTATTATCTTTGGCTTTCTTATCATTCTGTTTGATGTAGTTCTGCAGCATTGCGATCACAGCTCTGCGCTCCTTTTTGTTGAGTAGGTTCCAGTGAGTTTTAGAAAAGTGGTTGATCATGAATGCCCGTAGCTCGGACTCGGTCCAGCTTGCACTTTTCATGAGATGGAACATATACTTGCCCTGGCGGTCGAAAGTAAAGACTTGAGGTCTGCCGTGCTTGCGGTACTTGAGCAGGAGTGCCTTCAACTCAGTTAAGCGATCTTCTGGCAAGGCGCTGAGCGATTCACCATAGCCCAGGTCTTTGATGATGAACCTGAAGGCATCGAGCGGCCAGTGGAATTTCTTGACCCTGAGGCCATGTATCTGTTGACGTAGTTTTCGTTCTCTCTGTTCCTGAGTCATAGAATGCCCTCGCTGTTTACTTGTGATTAGCGGTTTTAGTAGTTTTCTTGCGCCGTCTTTGGGGTTTGATGCCGCACTCGATCCGTTTCTGTCTGATGATGCCTTTAGTGATTACAGTGCCAACCTTGTGCATGTTCTCGTAGCAGGTTACATAGTATCCAGCCTTTCTGATACCGACGGCATCCACTGAGATCAGAGCCTCCAGATACTTGAAGACCCACTGGCGGCTTCTCCCGATTTTGGCAGCAATTGCTCTGATAGATCTGATGTAACAGTCCTCCAGTGACCACATCAGCTTCTCGCAGTCTTCGATGCTATAAGCCCAGTTGGTGCAGTGGATGGTGCTGATTCTGGCTGTGTGCTCATAGTCCCGGCTATAGACGGGATCACGTTTCGAGATCTGGCGAACACAGTTTTCAGCTACCAGTTCATTTAATACACGCTTGATTACTCGCCGGGACAGACCTGTGCATTCCATGATCTGCTCTATCACAAAGAAGTTTCTGCTGGAGGTGACGAAGCGGATAACCAGATCTTTGGAAGTCATAAAGCCCCCAGTTTGGTGTTGATCTCGTTCATGGCCTGGATGGGGTTCATCTTGCTGCGAAGCTCGATCATGTGCATGATCTTGATGGCCTTTCTCAGGTTGCCGGCTGCGTTGAAGTGGATGTAGTTGACCAGAGACTCCGGGCAGGGGCAGTTCATCATCTCCTGGGTCAGGTGTTGGATATCTTCCTTGCTGATGGTCTCGAACTCGTAAAAGAAGTTGCAGCGGTCGAAGTAGTAAGCGTTGATCTGGTTTAGCCTGTCCTTGGCATTCTGCATCCCGACCAGGATCACCACTGCCAAGGTTTGATCCACCAAGTCCCGGATCGAACCCAGAAGCTCAGGATAACGGAAGGCATAGTCGATCTCATCTATGATGATGACCGTATCCTCGTGCGTATGCAAGAGCCGGATACATTGCTTATAGAGTGTGTTACAGGGTCCGACTGGCAGATAGTCGCCCATTCCGAAGTTAAGGTATAGGCTCTGCAGCAGTTCTTTGGCGAAGGTTTTGGGTGTGGAAGTGGCTTCCAGTCTGATATAGACATAGCCACGAGTACAGGCTATGCGCCTGGCATAGGTGGTCTTACCGAGGCCGGGTCTGCCATACAGCATACCCAGACCCACCATCTCCAGGCGGGGTCGTTTGAGCAGGAAGTCGATGCACTCATCGGCTTTCTTGACGTTGTGGATCGGTACCAGTTTACCTTGCTTCATCTAATCCTCCTTATTTGATTCCGATCGTCTTAAGCATTTGTTTGAACTCCTCATCATCGAAGGGATCAAACTCGCTCGCTCCTTCGATAACATCTTGATTTTGATCGTTGTTGGTATTCTCTGGCAGGTTCGTTGCTGCTGCCTGATTCTGCTCGATTACTATCTGCTCCAGCCTGGCGATCTCCTCTTCCGGACCCGGTGCGGGAGCCTCGATCATGGCTGGTTGGATAAAGGTGGGGTTGTTATCGGCTGGGAGTTCGTTTACGTAGCTTTTGAGCAGCTTATCCACCGATTCCTGATTGCTGCGGACGAACATCCGGGTCCGCTGTTCGGTCAGCCGCTGCAGCTTCTTGATCTGAGTGTATTCCTGGCGGTATTCCTTATGTGACTTGCTGTTCTGCATATCAGCCTGGATGAAGGGATGCTGGGTCTGGCGCAGGGCTGCCTGGCAGATGAATACATCGGCTTCGTTATAGACTAGCACCCATCT